AGGTTCACAGTTAACTTCTAAGAAAGCATGATTTTTTTGTCTTACTACTAAAGCTGCCATTAACCACCAGACTCAAATCTTCGCCAATCGATCATATTCTTAATAGTAGAATGTCTCCAGCGAAGAGTATTAATAATTTCTTCTAAGGTATCTATAGTAGTTTTAATATAGTCAATTCTATTCTTAGAATTCTGAATATGAGGATCAGAATTATAATAATAATCCATTTCACCTTTTAATATTTTTAATCCATTTAAAGCATCGTATTCCCAACCGAGATTATCTATTTCATCTTTGGATAACTTACCATTATACCATAACCATTTATTCTTCAATAGAACATTAAATTCGGCTTCTTTTTTTCTTAGCTGTAATTTATAAATTGAAAGCAGTTCTAGATATTTAGAATGGAGTGAAGCTCCTTTTTTAGAAGCTTCATCTAATCGGATGTCGTCTATTTCTGAATCTTTTTTCCACATATCCAAAATATTTTCAAGGTCAATCATATAATCTCCAAATCACAAGTATAATATATCTATTATATCATGTAATCATTCAATAGTAAAATACATATATGCAAATGTAACAGCGGACGTTAGATAATTAGCATCGGATGCAGAAACATCAAATGTTGTACCAGTTAAATTAGTTGGTATTGCACCAATAAATCTAATAGTTCTAATTGGATTATTATTTGAATTCAAAATTGTTAGAGTAAGATCCCTAGGTTTATTTAAGTCGCCATCAGGTTCTTTTACTAATCCAAAAATCCAATCATGCATTTCCATATAATTTGTCATATTCTCATCAATAAGAAACGTGACATTTAATTCTGTATATTCAATTTTATCTGGATACCCAGGCATATTTCTTTGCCGTCCAGAGATTACTGGAGCAATAGCAGAAATATTTGGTAATTCAACATTAGTAACATTAAATTCAGTATTAGGATACTTATACGAATCAATCGTTAATTTAAAACGTGAAGGTGTAATAAAAGACGTTGGCGGAGACGCAACGGAAGTTTTATCAGTAGTAAATGTAATATTTTTATCATAAGGCATAATAATATCCTCTTAACATATATCATTATTTATACATGTAAAAAAAGGGAGTCCGAAGACTCCCTTTAAAATGGGCGATTAAATCGCTCTTTTTATTATACTAACATGTCAGTAACAGCAAAGACTCTGTAGTATGGGTTGGCACGGTTAGTACCAGTTTCGCTAGAAGTTGCGCCACCAGCAAATGGGTTAGCAACCATACCGTAACGGGTCTTGAAGCCGATGCGTGGAGTAAAGTCGTCTGGACCAACTGCACGAACCATTGTTAATGGAACGTATGGGCAGTAGAAGATACCAGCGTCATAAGCATTAGTACCACGGTAACCAACAGTTACATAATCCTGACTAGCGTATGGATCGATGTAAACTTTGATACGGCCATTAAGAACACCAGCGAAAGTAGAACCAGTGTCATCAACGTTCAAGCTAGTAGCAAGAGCTGGGCTGTAGTCTAACTGACCAGAAGCAGAAAGAGCAGAAGCTACGTCAGAAGAACAGATGATGAAGTTACCTTTGCCGCGACGAGTGTCTTTAGCAACCTGGTTAGCTTCACGATCAATCTGAACGAGTAAGCCTTTGAACTTCTCAACAGACCAACGGCCATCGGAATCAGAGTTAACATTGAATACGCCGTTAACAGCAGTGTTACTGGTAGAAGCACCTAACTTAGCTTTAACGTTGATAGTACGGATAAGCTCGCGGTTGATTTCAGCTAAGATTTCAGTAGAAAGAATGTTAGCTAATTCGCTTTCAGCATCTAAGCCATGAACAGCTTTAAGATCCTGAGCCAATTCCATGGTGTATTCAGCTTTTAACGCACGGCTCTTAGCAGTAACGCTGGTCTTCTCGATAGAGAAAGCCATTTCAGCAATAACGCCAGTGGTGTTTTCTAATTTTTCAACAGCATCAGTAGTCATACCACCGCCAACGCCGAAGCTATCTTCAACAGTATCGGCAGGAGCAGTATCTTCACCGATACCACCAGTACCAGCAACACCAACAGATGAAGGATCACCACCGTGAGTGCCAGCACCTGAGTAATCGGTATCAGCTTCGTCAAATAAAGCTTCAGTACCACCCTGAGTGCCATAACGGCTCTTCATGGCAAATACTAAACCGGTAGGACCAGACATTGGCTGTACACCAGCAACGTCATAGGCCATTAAGTTAGGCATAGCGCGACGAACAAGAGAGATCAATACTGGATCCCACTTGGCAACACCGCCAGTGTTTGGAAGAGCGCCAGCAGCATTAGCTGGAGCAGCTTCAGTGATACCCATAGCAGAACGCTCTTCGATAAGGGCCTTCTCCTGGTTTTCTAACATGATAGCAGTGATAGCTTTACGATGGTTATCACTAATAGCTGGAAGTTCGGCGTGCTCTAAGATTGGAGCCCACTTTTCCATATTTTGATCTGCATTAAACATCTTTATCTCCTAAAGGATTACTTTTTCTTAAGGGTTTGTGAAAGAACTGAAGCATAATTAGCCATTGAAGCAGAGAGTTGAATTTCGTCTTCTTCGCTTGCTAATTCAGTTTCTTCAGTGTGGTTTACAACCGGTTTTGCAAAGTAAGATTCCTTGATGGTATTGATCTTCTTAGCGAAGGTCTCTGCATCTTCGAAATCAACATTCTCAATCAAGCCTTTGAGTTTTTCAACTTCAGTAGCGGCTAAATCTTTGGATGCCTCTGCAATAATTTCTGATCGCTGGAATCTGTGTACAGATTCAGTTAAACGGATATTGTCTTCAGTAGTTGAATTTAACTGCTCTTCTAATTCGCTAACCTGATCTACTAAGTCATCAACCATATCCACTTTAGACTCTGGTACTTCGATGTAATGTTCAACAAATACACCTTTCAGAGCTGTCATGAATGATTCTGCAATTTCCATACGGAGACCGTTTTCAATTGCAATTTGGTTTTCTGCCATCCAACCTTCAACAACGTAGTTTAAGTAACCATCTACTTTTTCTACAAGGTCATTTTTAATAGTAGCAGTTTCTTCTTCAAGAGAAACATTATATTCCTCTTCAAGGCGATCAATCTCTTCAGTGATTTTGCTTTTTACAGCAGCTTCAAAGATTGTAGCAGCTTTAGATTGGAACTCTTCAGTTAAAGATTCGTCGTTAGAAACAAGAGCATCTAAGTCAGCTTTAAAGTCATAAGACTCTTTTACTTTACCTTTAGATTCTTTCATTTCTTCTTCATCATCTTCATCTTCTTCGTCGCCTTTCATCATGGCGTCGTAAGCAGCTGAGAGGTTATCTTTATTCATCTTAGACATGTGCTTATACATGGCATTGATCATACCAGCTTTAGTTAATTTAGCTTCAACTACTTCTTCAACTTCAGCTTCATCAGCTTCTTCTTGAATTTCTTCAGTAGTTTCTTCTACATCAACTTCGGCATCTTCCGCGATGCTTTCCTCAGTCTCAACTTCAACGTCTTCAACGAGGTCTTCATCTTGGAGCTGTACTTCTTCGATGTCTTCAATATCTTTTAATTCTTCAGACATATATTACTCCTAAATGATTAGAGTTAAAGTTTTGAGAGGAAATCATTCCACACCTTTAATTGGCTTTCAGCCAACTGGGATGAAGATGCTCGCTTGATTTCAGTCTCATATTTTTCAATATCTTGTGCTTTAAGGATTCCATTTTCCCAGATCCATTCAACACCTTCCATGATCCCATTTACGAAGGCTTTTGGAGCTGAGGGATCTTGAACAATGTCTACGGTAGCTAAGATGAAATCATCGCTGACATAGTTAGTCCCATTTCTTTGCACAAGTGTACCCATACCACGACTAGAAACACCTAATTGAACACCACCTTCGACCAAACCTTTTACGATTTGACCCATAGGAGTATCTAATATAAGTGCTTTCCCCATTACGTTATTACCGTCCCATGTAAGTTCGGTAATACGATGAGAAACTTTATCTAAGTTTATCGTAGGTCCTTCAGGGTGATTTAATTCCCCTACCGCACGATTCCTTAAAATTTGTTCGTTAACGTAACGATTAACAGCAGTTTCCATAACCGCGCGAGGGTATACCCTACCATTGCGATTCTTTTCTTCTGCTGTCATAAAAATTCCTTCAATGACAGTATTCTTCTTACCATTCTTTTCTTCGGTAAGATAGCTTAACTCGCTTTCTAAATGTTCTGTAATGAGTTTCATTCCTATACTCCCATTAAATCAGCGAATTCTTTAGCTGACTTTTCTGCTTCTGCGGCAGATTTGTATTTGTCATCAAGTAATTCACCGTCAATATGAACGGCAAATTTAGATCCAACTTTTGTTATAGCGGCTTCTGACTTTTTGCCGATCTTAAACTTCTTGATCTGCTTGTTCGACGCTTCCGTCAATTTCTGTCTCAGTTGGTTGAACTTCATTTTCGATTTCTTCTTCCGCTTGATCTACGATTCCGTTATAAACAGTATTTGCTAATTCAATCTTTTTACTAGCTAATGCATCTTGAATTTTAGCATTCATAATATCATTGAATGCTGTATTAGAATCAGATGCATTACCAGAAATGATATCATCAATTAGTTTTTGTGTATCCATAATAAGATTCCTTTAATATATTTATAAAAAATTAAACTTCAGCGTCATTATCATTAATATCTTCGTCTTCTGGTTCAATTTCTCCAGAAGATCTTTCATCTTCAATTTCGTTTATCATCTGTTCTATATCAGAATCAGACTGCATTAAGACGTTCTTACGTACCCAATCTCTAGAGAAATAAGTACCAATATATTGATCTACTTGACCAAGAATATCAATACGTTCTCTTAAGATTTCATTGTCTTTTAATTCGGCAAAATGAGAATCTTTTAAGAAATCAACATTAATTAATTCTTTAAATTCAAACCAATCTTGTTCAGTAATAATACCTTTTAGAATTAATTGGGTCTTAAGAAGATCCATAAACAAATATGAAAATTTCTTACGTAGGCGATCAATAAACTTCTGAAACTTAACTTCATCGCGTGAAATTTCAGTTGAACGACCAAGTGAGAATTGAGCTTCTTGTTCTAAACGATTTACTGGAACATTTAATGACTTATATAACTTCTTCTGGAAGTATATGATATCATCAATTTGTCCTAAGTTTTCACCGCCAGGCAATGTAGTAATTTCTGTACCTCTACCACCTTCACGGCGTGGCAGCCAGAAATCTTCAAGTAAAGACATATGTTTACGATCGTCTTTTACTTCACCGGTATTTGCATCATAAACCATTTTGTTACGGTAATTAGCCATAACATTTTTTAAATATTCTTCTGATTTACCCTTTGGTAAGTTACCGACGTCAATATAAAATATACGTCGTTCAGGTGCACGCGATAAGCGATAGATTACCAATGAATCTTCCATCATACGAAGCTGATTCACTGGTTTAATTGCTTTATGTAAATGTGAAAGAATCTTTTTTCGTGAAGCATCTAATATACCTGATGTGGTATATTGAATAGCATCTTTTGATATCTTCAAACCTTGATTTGTATTAGAAAGGTTTGTATCTTGATAGATATAATATTCGGTTATTTTACGAATAATATCAGCATTAGTAGCAGGATCTTTATCGCTCTCTACTTCTCTTACTTTACGAATTTTTGTAGGATCAATTGGACGTATTTCCAACATACCTTTTTGTGGACTTTTTTCATCAACAATAATATGATAATATAAACGACCGTCAATATACCATTTACGGAAAATATCATGAGCATAATGATTAAACTGTAATAATTCTAATATTCTATAAAATTCTTCTGAAATTTGTTTTTTGATATTATCAGGTTGTTCTAAATCATCTAATATAATATCAACAGGAGCAGAATCAGAATCTCCAACAATTGCTTCATTTACAATATCTTCAATTGCAGCATCGCATTCTGGTTGTTGTGATATATCACGATAGCGACGAATTAAATCTGCATCGGATTTAGTACCAAATGCCCCATCTAGATCAATGTATTGGCCAAAATGAGATCCAGCTCCAGTAGAAATATAGCTCGAGCCATCGTCTTCCATTGGAAGTACAAATGACTTTTTCTTAGCTTCTTCTTTATCAGCTGTTTTTCTTTTTAATTCGAATCCGAATAATTCCACACTATTTCTCCAATAACTTATAACAAAGTATAGTAGGGGAGGAAACTCCCCTACTATCTAATATCTATACTACTAAATTAAGAGGTAGTATCAGATTCCCAATACTGTACTTGTAACTCTACAGTAAACTCTTCAATAGCATTTTCAGTATCGAATGAAACTTCGATAGTAGAAACGTTGCTTGGCCACATGCCGCGGAAATTATATTTCTTTAGCTCGTTGCCATCTTTATCTAACTGATAAACAGCAGCATCAGCAAAATAATCAGTAGTATCTGTAGAACCAGTATTCTGATTATGATTGTTGATTCTGTTCATCCAACGCTCAAACGCATTACGTAAAGCAAAGTCAGTATCATTAATAATAGTAATAGTCCAAGGTTCGAAAGTACGATCACCAGCGATCTGTAACTGTCGTCCACGGAATGGGACTGTAATTGGAGCAACTACTGAACTTGGTAACTGCGCTCCCTTAATAAGGAAAGCACCAACTTCAGTATCACCAGCTCCGGCAATACCTGCAGGCCAACCCATTTCAACCTTAAAAAGATTAGAACGTGCGCCGCCGCCTGTAAGCTTGGATTTAAAATCATCTACACCTAAAATAGCCATTTTCTATTCTCCTATTTTCCTATTAACCGACGATTTCAGAGAATTCTACGCCTGTGCGGGTAGCAATGAAATTGAGTGTAATAAAGTTGATAGAACGTGCTGGCTTGATATAGATATCAGCTACGAATTGATTCGTATCGATAATATCGCCAGTATTGTTAGTCGTATCGCATATTACAGCAAAATCAGTGATACCACGACGACCTTTAACGTCACGTAAGAATGGTTCTACCATATTACGGAACATAGCGCGTGTAAATTCATCATTGAGTTCGAACAGTTGATATTTAGCAGCGGTTGCAATTGCTTTTTCAAGAACAATAAACAAGCGACGTACGTTAATGCGATCGAATGCAGAAGGTTTAACCTGAGCAGTCTTATCACCGTAAAGTACAGTACCCTGTCCAGGAAATGCAACAATTGGATTGATACGTGCTTTGTATAAAGAATCCCTTTCTGCTTTTTTAGGATTAAAGGCAATTTTAGTAATACCTAAAACCTGACCGCGAGTAAATCCAGCAGGAGAGAACCATGGATCAGCTACGTCATCAGTGTTGGCACAAAGACCAGCCATGTGACCAGCAGCACCGATCCAAGTATAAGCGTCGTTATATTTGTCATATACTTTTAATGCGCATGAATCAATAAAACCATAAGATGATGCAGTTACAGATGAAGCCCAAGTTTCTACATCAGTAGCAGGCTGTGTTGTACCTACAGAATCAGCAATTGGTGGAGATACAAAAGCAATTAAATCTGTACTGGCTGCATCAATAGCAATTAAGTAATTAGCCATTGTATTATCGCTATTTGCATCTGGAACACCAAAAAGGAAATTAGCATCTACAGTTTCAGCATCTTCAAACAAATCAAAAGCAGTCTGAAGATCCCCAGTAGTAACAGCAGTACCGTTATCTCCACCAGTTAAGGTTACGTCTGAAACAGTAGTAGATCCAGAAGAGTAATCAGAAGTTGAAGTTGCTACAGTACCTGCATTAGCTAAGTTAGCGTTATGAGCACCAAAGAAGATATTATTAGAACTATTATTGATTACATCTACATAATAGTTAGAAGTACCATCAGAATTTTTAGCATCTGATGCCTGAGATACATATGCGAATCTCTCTAATACTTCACCAATAGTACCTGTTATTGTACCATCAGCATCTACTACAACAATATGCATTTCATCGTTTGATGATGAACGATCAGCAGCATAATCTGAAGTGCCAGGAGCACCATCAAACTGACCAGCATATGTCCAAGATGAGAATGTATCTACACCAGCTTGGCAAATAGATACTTTAATACTATTACCTAAATCGCCAGGGTATCTAGCATACCATGTTGCAGCTAAAGTTGCTGAATCATAAGCATCTCGATTTTTGATTAATAATGCACCTGCACCGCCAACGGTAGAAGAAGCATTAGCAGCATCAGCATTCACAGCGCGAACTACTTTGAGAGCGTTTCCGTACTGTAAAAATGATGCGGCAGTTAAAAAGTATAATGAGTTACTGGAACTAGGCGTACCAAAGACTTTAGCAAGTTGCTTTTCAGAACTAACTAAACGGATTTCTTCAGCAGGCCCCCAGTT